AAGATCATGCGGCGACCAGGTCGCGGAGGAACCGGCGGACGGGCATCATCTCGCCGTTCCCGAGGTCGAGTTGGACTTGCCATTCCCCGTCGCGGTACTGCGGCCAGATCGAGACGAGGCCGATGTGGCCGAGCCACGCGTCGACGTCACACCAAATCGTGTAGCCGGCGTCACGGACTTTGGCGCAGAACGTCAGGTCTTCGTTCAGGCCACCGTAAGATTCGAACACCGGGGCGGGGATTGCATCGAGGACGTGCCGTTTGACGAGCATCCCGGCGCTGCCGGCCGCGTGAACATCGACCAACCCGTGTTCGGGGAGGTCCATGCAGGCGACGTAGTCCCCGTCGGCGTTCTGCTCGGAATAGACGACCGGGTCGTAGGGCGGCGTCCGCTTCAAACACAACGGGACGACAACGTCGACGTCACGGGCGAGCAGCCCAACGAGCAGGCCTGGCGCGAAGACGTGGTCGTCGCCCAAGATCCACAGCCAATCGCCTTCCATGCCGTCGACCAATCGGTTCATGTTCCCGACGACGTCCGCGCCTTTCGTCCAGATCAGCTTCGACCCGGGCGGCGTCTGCTGGTGCATGAGCGCGACGCAGAAGTCGGCGTACCGGGCCAGGTCGCTGCTGATGACGCCGATCGTTCCGGTCACGCCCAGCAAACCTCAATTCCCTCACGACGCAGGTAGCCCAGAACGTCCTCGAGTTCGAGGTCGATCACCCAGTACGACAGGCCGTTTACCGACAAGCGGTACCAGTCCGGAGAGTGGCGACAAATCGTCGCCTTCATCTCCGGCTCGTCTTCGACACGGGAGATCATTCGGATCCACTCCTCCACAGACAGATCGTGATCGAGAGCGAAGATCATGCGGTGACGAGCTCCTCGTCGGCGTCCTCGAGCGCGATGAACATCCCAGGGCACGCCTGGACGGCGGGATGGTTCGCCGCCACCTTCTGGTTCGCCTTGAACGCGTACGGCATCCCCGGATCCTCCGCCTCGACGGGGTCGGCGTCGGTGTTCGGAATATTCACGCGCTCGCCCGTCCGGCGGTCGGTCACATCGATCGTCCCGTACACCGCCGGCCGGCCGCCGACGTTGACGACGACCGCCTCTTTCGCAACGACGTATCCGCTCTTGCTCCGAGCCATTGGTTTCCTTTCGTCTGAGGTTCTGGGGGGCGGCCCCGTCCCTGCAAGGCCGCCCCCCGTACGCGCCGGGGGAGGGTCTGTCAACCCCAGCGGTGCTTCTTCTTTTCCTTCTGGTACTTCTCGCCGTGCTCACCGGCGGCCTCGGGGTCGTCGGCGTCCTCGCCGTCGAGGTTCCCAACCTTCGCGAGTGCTTTCCCGGACGGCGTGTCCGGATACTCCTCCTCGGCCGGCTCCGCCTCGGGCTCGGGCTCCTCTTCCGGCTCGGGCTCCTCGACGGGCTCCTCGACTGTGGTTGCGCGTGGTCTTGCCAACTCCGTCGCCTCCTTACGCCAGTTTCAGCGTGCGGAACGCGTTCGCGTCCAGCACCTTCGCGCCGACCCGCCAGTACGCGAACAGGCCGCGCTGGCCGGTCGGCAGGTTCCCCTGGGCGGCCCCGAAGATGTGCGGGATCACCTCGACGTTCAGGCCGACCCGGTCGATGATCTTGTAGTAGTTGAAGTCGCCGATCACCGCGATCAGCTGGCCGGTCGTGAACGTCCCCGACTGGGATGTTGCCTCGTAGGCGGGCTTGCCCAAGAGGGCTGCGCCCATCCTGCCGTCCGTGAACGAGTTCGGCACGGCCGCGGAGCGGAGGGTGAGGTTGTCGACCCACAGTCCGGCGCCGCCGGCCGTGTCGATCTGACGGATCCGGTCGTAGGTGGCGTTGTTCGCGACCCAGGACGCGTTGCGGCGGAACCTGGGGCCGAGCGCGTTGTGGACGTTGTAGATGTCCGCGATCACCAGGCTGTTGGTGTTCGACGCGGTGAACACCGTGGTGGCGCCGGTGATGACGCCGAACGGCTCGTTCGTCCCTGAGCCCAACGCGAACTTGGTGGCCTCGAGGACGTCTTTGGCGTCGGCGAACATCTGCGACATCTCGGACTGGAAGCTGCCCCAGTCCTGTCCGATCTCGATCGAGAACGGCACGAACGCCCTTGCCATCTCCGTCGTCACGGTCGGCTGAGCCAGCGTCGGGCTGTTGTCCGTGGTTGCCGCAGCCTCGGCCTGGAACGCCGCCGTGATCCCCGCCGAGGACACGCCACGCCACTCGTCCACGGTTTGGGTCGTCACGTTCCCGACCGACCGGTACGGGTTGATCGCGCCGTTGCCGGTCTGGATGATCGTCGGGTCGAGCACGAACGGAACCGCGAACCCACCCGACGTGGTCGTCAGGCTCATGGCCCGGTAGAGGAGCTGGTCCTCGCGCTGGCTCCGAGGAGCGCCGGCGAGGTACTTCCCCCACGCCCGCTTGTAATCAGACGACCCGGTCGTCAGCAGGTACCGGCTGAACTGGCCGTCGTTCGAGTCGATCGTGTCGATCAGATGCTCGACCTCGCCCTGGGCGTCCTCACGCCGCGCCCTGGGATGCGGGAACGAGACCTGCTCCAATGCCCTCCGGGCTCTGTCTTTGAGCTCGGCCCCTTCGATCTCGGGGTCGTCGAAGCTCCGGTTGACCGTCGAGAGATCCCAAATGTCGTCGCCGCGGGCCACACCCGGCCTCGGGAACTGCGGGATGTTCATCGTCTCGAGGTTGCCGGGATCATTGGCCGCCTCGGCGAGGAGTGCTTCCCGCCGGGCGAGCTCGCCCAGGGTTTCCTCAGCGTCTTTGATCTGGTCGCACAGGACGTTGAACTGGTCGCGGGCCTCCTGGGGAAACCGCTGGCCTGCGTACTCGGTGTCGAGCGCCTCCCGGCGCTCTTTCAGCTCCTCGATCTCGTCGCGGAGCTCTTTCTTGCCTACAGCCGCCATGATGCTTCCTCCACTTCCTGCGACAGGTAGTCGCGGGTCGGCTGAGTGCTGCGACTCCCCGCATCCGCCGGCTCTTCCGGCGGGTCGGGCTCCGAGTGCTGCGGCTCAGATGGTTCTACGGTTTCGTCTTCGACGTGCATCCGGAGGATCTCGAGGAGACGCTCCGGGTCTTTCAGGATTTCGCGGGCTGCGATGTCGTACGTGGTCGAGCGGACCATCGCCGTTGCGCCGGCGTACTGCGGGAACGGCACGACACTGAACTCCTTCATTGCCGCCTCCCGGATCGTGTGCTCCGGAATCCCATCCGGGTTCTGCTCGGACTTCTTCGGCGACCGAACCCTGTCCCACTTCACCGGGGCGAACCTGATCGACGACCCGTACAGGCCGCGACGCAACCCGGACACCAACAGGTCGGGGACACCGTCGAGGAGCGAGGCGCGATAATAGGCGCCGTCGGATTCGTCGCGCATCTCGTCGACGGCGGCGATCGCCTGTTTCCCGAACACGCTGTCGGTGCCGTGTTCGAACATGACCCGGATCCGGTTGGCCTGCTCGACCATCGTCTTTGCGAGGGCGCCCGGCGCGAACCGCTCCATGAAATGCCCTTCGATCGGCGACCGGACTTCGGTCCATTCGTCGTAGGGCATCATCCGCCCCTCGAGCGTCGGCGTGTCGCCTTCTTCACGGAACCGCATCGAGTCTGGTGCGACGACGTATTCGCCGGACTCGCCGCCGTTCATCGTTTCGCGCTCGGTGTTTTCGCTCATGGTTTGCCTCCTGTTTTTGCCTTCGCGAGTTCGGCGACGGCGGCGGACAGCTTGTCGGCCGGGCCGCCCCCGTTCCCGTTCGGCTCCGGTTTCGCGACGGTGCCGGGGGGTTGGAGCTGGACGGAGTTCAGGCCGGTGTGGGAGCCCTTGAGCCGGCCGAGGTCGCCGGCGACGACGGCGTCGACGACGGCGTCGGGTTCCCAGCCGGCGTCGATCCCTGACTTCATCGCCGCCATCTGCATCTGCTGCACCTCGGCGGCGTCACGTAAGTCTTCTTGGAGGAACGGGATGTCGCGGTCGTCGTACCAGAGCTCCGAACTGGACTGGACGTTGATCAGCCTGGAGAGGCTGCCGGCCGCGTTCCGCCACAGAGGCCGCATCGTGCCGTCGGCGAACCTCCGCCTGGCCTGGCCGTAGTTGGAATACGTCGCCGACTGCAACCCCTCCGAGAGGCCGACGATGACGGGGGGGACGCCGGCCGCCGCGGCGATCCGGGTTTCTCCGCCGCCCTGGGTGACTTTGAAGTCGAGCTGCTGGAGGTTGGTGCCGATCGGGATCGGATCAGCGCCACCCTTCAAATGCAGAGTTTTGTACGCGTTCAGGTACGCGCCGCCGTTCGCCTCCCCGAACTTCTCCTCGAACATCCGGACCGCCTCTTTGAACTGGTCGGTGGTGACGCTCGGGTCGTACTTCAACGCCAAATTGGGGGTGGCCCCGTTCTCGAAGAACTTCAGCTTGTGCGTCGTCGCGGCCGAATCTGCCATCAGCTCGAGCACGATCGGCGTCAGCCAGCTCATGCCGCGGAACCGGGCGCACGGATCCGGGATCGGCGCATAGTGGGCGACCGTCTCCGGCAACAACATGACCGGCTCCTCCCGTGATGTGGGGCCGCCGGGGTAGTACAGGTAGCCGACCACATCAACGTCGAGGTATTCGACGCCGCCGGCGGGGGTGCCGGTCACGATCGCAACCCAGTCCGGCCGCAACCGGCGTAGCTGGTCGCCGCGACGGGTCACATACGCGTTCCCCGCCAAACTCGCGTCCTGTTCCATCCGGGTGAGCAGATCCCCCGTTGTTCCCCCAGGCCACGGGTGCTCCAAAATGTCGAGTTCGGCGTTGCCCCACAGTTCGCCGGGCCGGCCGGAACGGATCCGCCGGAACTGGAACCGCGCCTCCGAAAACAGGAGCAGCCGCACCAACATGCAGGCGAAGATCACGCCGTTCTGCTGATACCCCGCCCGCACATACCCCTCGAACGTGTTCTCCGGCGGCTCCTGCTTCTCCCCCGGCAGCGTCTGCTGCGGGACGAACGGATAGTTGTTTCCGTTGAACGTGAACGACAGGTAGTCGTTCAGATACCGGGCGAGCTCAGGGTTGTCGGCGGGTCGTTTCCGCCACGGGAACAGCCTCATGTCCAGGCGAACATCGGCTCCATGTCGACCAGTTCGCACGTCAACGAGCCCTT